GGCGTTCGTGGTGCTGCTCTGTGGTTGGAGTTGGCGCCGCTGACGGCCACTTTGTCGACCAAGATCCTCGCTGGCGAGGCGTGCCGGTTGGCCGATCGGCTCGACAAACTCGATTTGCTGCTGGCCGGCGATATTGAGACGTGGGTGACGTTGACACACAACCTGATGACTGCGGATTACGAGCTCAAGATCAATTCGGCTGAGACTGCCGCCCGTCAAACCGCCCTTGCCCTCCGTCAGATTATCGGCCAACTGACCGCGTCGGGTGAGGCTGTCGCTCCGGGAGGTTCGCTTGCTGACGAGCTTGAAGCGCGGAGGACTGCTCGGCAAGCAAACGCCTCGGGTTAGTTCGATCCCTGAGGCGTTCGATTTCTCGGCGGCCGAGGATGCACTCGATCTGGCTGATATCGCCGGGCGCTCGTCTCTGGAATGGCAAACCTTCTCGGTTCGCAATGGGATGGCGAAGCGACTCGATGGCAAGTGGGCGGCGTATGAGGTTGGTCTGTTGGTCAGTCGCCAGAACGGCAAGAACGGCTGTATCGAGGTCGTCGAGCTGGGCTGGATGGTCACCGAGCCGGGTGTCTCGATCCTGCATACTGCGCACGAGTTTCAGACGGCCATGGAGTCGATGGACAAACTTGAGGCGCTGATCCGGTCGCATCCCATGCTCGAGGATGAGATCGCGCAGGTTCGGCACGGCAACGGCAAAGAGTGCATCCGCCTGAAGAACGGTTCGATCATCCGGTTCCGGACGCGCACGAAGTCCGGTGGCCGCGGGTTCTCAGTGGATCGCTTGGTGATCGACGAGGCCATGATTTGGTCGCCGGCGTCGCAAGCTGCGATTATGCCGCTGCTGACGACTGCTACGAACCCGCAGATCTGGTATCTCGGGTCGGCGGCCGACGCTGAGACGCACGAGTACTGCGGCAAGTGGGCTTCGCTGCGGTCGCGCGCCACGTCGGGCGCGACCGCTGCGCTGTGCTGGATGGAGTGGTCGTCGCCTGAGCCGCCGAAAGAGCAAGTTGCCCGGCAGGCTTGGCGGGAGGACCCGACGAACTGGGCTGAGGCGAATCCTTCGCTCGGTTATCTGCTCACCGAGGATTTCATCCTCGACGAGATGGAAGCGTTCGCTGACAACCTCGAACTGTGGGAGGTGGAGCGGCTCTCGACTGGTCGTTGGCCTGGTGAGAACTCGAAGCTGCCGGCCGCGATCAAGCCGGAGGAGTGGTCGGCGATGATCAGCACTGCACACCAGCTCACTGGGCCCATCGCCTTGGCTCTCGATCGCACTCCGGATCGTCAGATGTGGGCGCTCGCGGCAGCTCAGCACACCACGAAAGGCCGAATCCATCTGGAGATCGGCTACTTCCAGGGCGCCACCAACGCCGAGGTCGTCGAGTTCATCCTCACGGTCCTCGACCGCAGCGACCCGGTGGCACTGGCGATCGACAGTCGCTCACCAGCCGCGGTTATAGCGCCACTACTCCTCACCGCCGGCGTCGAAGCCGAACTGACCAACACTCCGCAGATGGCACACGCCTGCGGAGGGTTTCTCGACGACGCAACGAACGGCGTACTGAGCCATACCGATCAGAAGATCTTGTCCGACGCGGCCACCACTGCTGCGAAACGGTTTCTACCGCAGGGTGATTTCGCCTGGGACAAGACGGGCACCGCGATCGCGCCGCTGATAGCGGCGACACTCGCCCGGTGGGCGTTGCTGACCTTCGGCGCCATCGGCGCGAAGCCGACCGCACTGCCTGAAACGACCGACCGAGACCACGTTTCACACTCGACCGACGAACTCGACCTCATGTCCACAGCCTTCTGAGAGGAGCGCGCACCATGGCACCAACCAGACCTGCCGTCCCCCTGGCTGAAAAGGGCTACGTCAACGCCGATGGCCTCGAGTGGTCGCAGTGGGACTACGACGAGCAGGTTCCCGCCCTGCAATGGCCGCGGTCGATTCACACGTACAGCCGAATGGCCAACGAGGACGGCCGAGTGTCAAGCCTCCTGCAGGCGATCGGCCTACCTATCCGTCGTACGGTGTGGCGAGTTGACCAGAATGGCGCATCCGACGAGGTGACCGAGCATGTCGCCCGCGATTTGGGCCTCGATATCAACGGTGCAGACGGTGCGATCGCGAAAGCACGAACCCGCGACCGGTTCTCGTGGAAAGAGCACCTTCAGTACGCGCTGCAGATGCTCGATTACGGGCACAGTTACTTCGAGCAGCTTTACCGCATCGACGACAGCGGTCTGGCGCACCTGCGCAAGGTGGCTCCGCGTCCACAGGCCACGATCAGCCGCATCGATGTCGCTGTCGACGGTGGCCTTGTCGCGATTCACCAGCACGCACCGACGATGCCCGGCACCGTCTATGGCATTGCTGGCGCGCCGATCCCCGTCAATCGGCTGGTGGCCTACGTGCGTGACCCGCGGCCCGGTCAGTGGATTGGCCGTTCGCTTCTTCGCCCGGCATACAAGCATTGGTTGCTGAAAGATGAACTGCTGCGTGTCCAGGCCGCGGCGATCCGCCGGAACGGCATGGGCGTGCCGGTCGTCACCACCGCTTCGGACGATCAGGACATGGTGTCCGAAGCGCGCAAGATCGCATCCGGTTTCCGTGGCGGCAACAATGCGGGCGTCGGCCTGCCTGTCGGCTGGGAAATGGAACTTCTTGGTGTTCAGGGCAATTTGCCCGACATCCAGCGCGCCATCGAATATCACGACAAGCAGATAGCACTCGCCGGCCTCGCGCACTTTTTGAACCTCGACCGCGGTGGCTCGTACGCCCTCGCCTCGGTCCAGGCGGACACGTTTGTGCAGTCGGTGCAGACGTTCGCCGAGACCATCCGGGACGTCGCGACCTCACACATTGTCGAGGACCTGGTCGACGCCAACTGGGGCGAAGACGAACCAGCCCCCCGAATCATCTTCGACGAGATCGGCTCCCGTCAGGACGCGACCGCGGCGGCGTTGAAGATGCTCGTCGAGGCCGGCCTACTCACACCCGATGAAGCGGTGAAGGCCTCTGTTCGCCAGAGCGTGGGCCTGCCTTCTGGGCCGACTGACGACGCTCCTGCCGAACCGGCAACGACCGATCCCGAAGGGGGCGAACCCACGTGAACCGCAAACGGCCGCAGGACAGTCCGCGCGACTGGTACCAGATGAAGGCGCCCGTCGCCGACGGTCCCGCCGAAGTGTTGATCTATGACGAGATCGGTTGGTACGGCATCACGGCCACCAACTTCGCGAACGACCTGAAGGCGATCGACGCCGACGCGATCACCGTCCGACTCAACTCGCCCGGTGGAGATGTGTACGACGGCATCGCAATCCTCAACGCGCTGCGCGGCCACAAAGCGAAGATCACCACGGTGATCGACGGCCTGGCCGCGTCTGCTGCCAGCTTCATTGCGATGGCCGGCGACGAGATAGTGATGAACCGCAACAGCGAACTCATGATCCATGACGCCTGGGGCGTCTCGATCGGTAATGCCGCCGATCTCGCGAAGGCTGCGGCCGATCTCGATCGGATCAGTGACAACATCGCTTCGATCTACGCCGAGCGTGCTGGCGGAACTGTCGAGGAGTGGCGCCTGATCATGCGCGCCGAAACCTGGTACTCGGCACAAGAAGCCGTCGATGTCGGTCTCGCTGATCGTGTCGACGCCAAGGCCGAAGAGCCCGCCCCTGACGAGAAGGCCGCCGCCCGGTTCGACATCTCCGTCTTCAACTATGCCGGGCGCCGTGCTGCACCCGCACCACTTCGGCCCACCAATGGGACCGAGTCAGGCCCCGGCTCGCCGGCGGCATCAACCACCCCCGCCGGTCCGGCTGGGTCTACACAAGAAGGAGGCTTACCAGTGGCACTCACGCTGACTGATGAGCAAGAAACCTCCATCCGCGAGGCCCTCGGGCTTGCGGTGGAAGCCACCGCCGACGAAATCGTCACGGCGATCGAGGATCTGGCCACCAAGCCTGCACCCGCCGCCGCCGCACCCGCTGCACTAGCCAACGACACTGTTGTGGCCATCGACCGCGAGGTTCTCGCGACCCTGCAGGCCAGCGCTGCCCGCGGTGAAGCTGCAGCCCAGCGCCAGGAAAACGACGATCGCGAACGCCTCGTCGTCGACGCGATCAAGGCCGGCAAGATCCCGCCCGCCCGCAAGGACTTCTGGCTTGACAGCCTGAAGGCCGATCCGGGCATGGCCGACACCCTGGCGAAGATGGCGCCCGGATTGATCCCGGTCACCCCCATCGGTCACGGCCAGGACGCCGAGGCCAAAACCTCTGAAGATGCGATCTACGCATCCCTCTATGGAAGCGAGGCCTGATCATGGCACTCTCCAATCGCATTTTCGCCCCCGGCCAGGACGTCACCTACACGGCGTCGGCGGCCATCACCGGTGGCCAGCTCGTGGCCATCACCGGCAACCGCACCGTCGGTCCTGCCGGCGCCGGCTCGTCCGCCTGGATTGGTGTCGCCGAGCATGACGCCGCGTCGGGTGCCAAGGTGACCGTCGTTTCCGGTGGCATCCACGAACTGGCCTCTTCGGGCGCAGTCGCCGCCGGTGCCAACGTGATTGCCGGTGCCGCGGGCGTCGTCGTCACGATCGGTTCGGAGACCGATTACAGCAAGATCGTCGGCATCGCAATCGCGGCCGCCGCGTCCAACAAAGTCCAAGTCAAGCTCGCTCGCTGAGCGCGCGCCAACAAGAAAAAGGGTTGCCAACATGCCAATCACTTACCCGCCGGCTGCGCCCAGTCTCTCCGGCGATCTCCTCACCATTTCGACGTTCCTCAACTCCCCCAAGCTGGTCGCGCGCCGCATCCGTGAACTGTCCGATCAGCGGTTCATCTCCGACGTGCTGCTCTCAGCCCGCCTGACCACCGACAGCGGCGCAGTGCTGTATGAGACCGGAGAGTCGATCTACTCCGATCGTCTGCCCGAGTCCGTTGCGCCCGGCGCCGAGTACCCGCTCACCACGGTGGGAACCGGTGTCCCGCAGCTCGCGAAGACCGAGAAGTGGGGCCAGGATTCGCTGGTCACCGACGAGTCGATCTCGCGTCAGCAGATGAATCCGGTCGAGCGGGCGTTGACCAAGCAGGTCAACCAGCTCGTCAAGACCATCGACGGAATCGCCATGTCGGCCATCGCGTCCGCGGTCACCCAGACCGTGGCTGCCTCGGCTGCCTGGGATACCGCCAGCCCGGCGATCCTGCGCGACGTCCTCAAGGTTGTGGCAGCGATCAGTGCCCTCAACGAGGGCTTCGAGCCGGATGCGCTCGTGGTCGATGACCTCACCTGGGCTGTCATCGCGTCGGATCCGATCATCACGGGCCAGCGAGCGCGGGAAGACAAGTCCAACCCGGTGTACTCGGGCGACTTCATCGAGGTCGGTGGACTGAAGTTGCTGCGCACCCCGAACCTGGGTCTGACCAAGACTGCACTCGTGGTTGACACCAAGCAGCTCGGCGGTATGGCCGACGAGAAGATCGGCGGACCCGGCTACGTTTCGACCGCCGGCGTTGGTGTCGAAGCCAAGACCATCCGCGAGGACGAAAACGACCGTTGGCGTCTGCGTGCTCGCCGCGTCACCGTGCCGATCGTGCTCGAGCCCAACGCGGCCTACAAGATCACCGGTGTGCTGACGTGAGCTATCTCGTCAGGGCTCCGTTGGTGATCGCTGCTGACAGCAATGGCGTGCTACACCATCAGTACGCCGGTGAGGTCATTGCCCAGCTCGACGCGGCCACGGCCAAGCGTTTGGTGGCCGATGGCATGGTCGTCG